TCAGCTTCAAAATCTGTAGGTTCAGAATCATTTTGTCTTTGACTAATCATTTGAGACTGTTGTGTAGCTTGTATTTTAGTTCGTTTGTCTTTACGATCTTCTATTTGAGCTTCTTTTTTTGTATTTGTATCTACATCTAATTGCTTAAGCTTCATATTATACTCAAACTCTTGAGCCATTAACTGTAACTTAAGTTGATTCTCTGTTTGCATTCTTTGTATTTCAAACTGAGATTTAGATTGTTCTATTTGTGTTTCTGTTTGAGCTATCGCTTCTGCTTTTTGTACATCATTCATAGCGGCTTGCTCAGAAGCTTTGCTATTTGATTCTGCTTGAGCTTCTATATTAGCCATTTGAGCTTGTTGATCAGCTTCTTGCTTTTTAACTCTTTTATATTTTAATACTTGATTAGCTAATGTTAAGTTTCTTATTTCTCTAATATCAATAGCGTCTTCAAGAAATATTTGATTTTGTTGTAAAGCCATTTGAATATTTTGTTCAAGCATAGCTTTTTCTTCTTCTTCTGGTTCTAAATCTAAGTATATACCGAAATCATAAAGATGTAAATCATCTATTTCGTGTAATGTTGCTACGTTAAATTTACCTATAGCTGATTTTAAAGCATTGTTAGTTAAATCAAAATCTAACATATCAGATATTCTAAGTGATATGTTTTCACAGGTTCTAAGTGTTAAATACAAACTACTATTTAAAATATGTTTAGTTGCTACGTTAGAAGCATTGGCAGCCATTTTTTGCAAGCCGACCAACGCGTCTTTGTCTGGTAAACTGCCATCTCTTGCTTCGTTCAATCCTGTTACGTCTCTTATCATTTGTAAATAATATTGATAAGTGTTGATCAACGATTGTATTTTTCCATTAGCACTAGATGTTTGCAATTCTTGTATAGGTACTTTACCCCTATTAGGATCACCATCTTGTGTTAAACTTCTACCAACTATACTACCAGTTTGGAAATACATATTTAATGCTTCCTGAGGATTATAATTAGTTCCATTACCTAAATCAACCTCTGCTAAACCATCAACATCTACAAAGACACCATCTGGAACCATCCTAGCAATCACCTGTTGTAATTTAAGTGATGTAAGTTGTATCATATCAGCAAAACCTGTTATACGCCCTACAAGTGAATCTATACGACCTTGATACATATGAGGTGCTACAATGTTGTAGTTCATATTAACCTTAGTTAAATCACTTTTAGGTCTTGTCATATTTTCTGACATTTCCCATTTAAGCATTTGCTCTACACCCATAACTTTAGCACCTGTAAATAATACTTCTATTGTTCTAGATACTCTATCAAAGTTATTACTTTCTGGCGGGTTAAATGTGTCAGGTTTTTCTAATACTTTTTCTAAACCACTATCAGTGTTTTTAACTTTAAAAACTTGATCTACATAAGATTTGTATTCAAAGTATATAACTTGTACTAGATCATCATCATTATTACGATTACGCATATAACCTTCTCTACCGGGATATTTTTGTATTGTTTTAAGCTCTTCATTTGTTAAACTAGGAAATTCTTTTTTTAACTCAGGTAATGTTATTGATTTTATTTCACCTACATAATATAAATCCTGAAAATTAGGATCATTAGTATATGAATAAACTAAATTAGAAGGGTTTACATAATCTATTGTAACACCTTCAGCTTTATTAAAACTAGTTTTTACAGATCCAATACCAACTGTAACTATATCTTCTATAACTCTTTTGTTAATTAATTCGTATTTATTAAAATCTAATACGTTATTAATAACTTCTTCTTCAGCAATTTCTACAGATTGTTTATAGTTTAACTGCATATGTACTTCTAACTCTTCTTTTGATTGCGGTAAGTTAGCTGGGTCAACTACATTATAAACATCTACACCTAAATTTTCCTGTATACTATTAAGTAAAGGTTTAGATAACATGTCTCTTAATATAGACGAAGCATAGTTTGTTCTTTGTTTTTGTGAAAATGGATCTTGAGCGTATGCTTTTATATCGTATTTTTTAGAAGATATACCGTTAACAACTATATCTACAAACTTAGGTATAATAGGTACTGGTTTCCAGTCTAAATTTAAATAAGATAAATCACCATTAATAGATAATTCATCTTTATATTTTTGCACAGGTTGTTCACCTCTTGCATATAATCTTAACCTATTAAAGTTTTGAAATCCTTTTTGCCACCTTGTTCCATTGACTCTACCACCTCTAAACCATTCATATTCAATAGCTTGCCCTACTTGCAAACCATACTCTAAACTAAGCTTTTCCGCGAGAGGTACCACCTGACTCGGAAAGGAACTATTAGTACTTGTATTAATCATTAATTAATTATTTTTGATTTTGAACCTTTATTGTCATATTTAGAAAAACTTAAACTTACTTTTTCTTTTATATGTTCAGGTATAGGTCTATATTTATTTTTATTGCAAGCCATGATAGCTAAGCCAGAGCTTATTGATGCATCGTGCTTTGTTCTTTTATTTATATCAAACGCAGCCCAGTCTTCTAATGTTCTTTGAAAATACATAGTACCGTACTGTTCATTGTTATATCCTACAAACATTTCAATATAAGATTCTATAGCTGCAGCATGAGCTTGCTTAACATCTTCACTTGAGTTAGGTATACCACCTATTTCTTTTTCTGTTACAGATAGTTTATATGTTGTTTTATCTGGTCTGTTCATAGAGTAACCTCTATAACCTCTTCTTTTTAAATGATATAATAATCTAGGTTTATTATTCTCTGCTAATATAGGCATACCATAAAAATGCAAAGCCATAAGCACATCTTCAAAAAATGTTTCAGCAGTTTGTGGTCTAGCTATATATTCCAAGAAAAATAAGTTAGGTGGACAAGTGTCCATAGTAAATTTAGTTAAACCGTGCAAAGCACCTTTAGAACCTCTACCATCTACTGTTCCCGATATGTCATATGAGTCACAACCAAAAGCACCCATGTGTTCATTAGCAGGATACTTCATGCCATTTTTAATAATAAATCTATTTTGTTGTTGAACATCTGGAACCCAGGATACTATAAATCTACCTTGTTTACTTGGAACAAACTGAACGCTTGTATCTTTAATCCCACCTTCCCACATAAAATTACCCTGTGTAACAACGTTAGAATTTCTTAAATCTTCATTATAATCTATTTGTTCATAGATTTTTGTAAGATTAAACAAAGATTGTTTCGTTTCATCTCTAAACGCATGTTTCTCTGTACGTGGAAACTGTCTATATAATTCATTAAGTGCATCAGGATCGTCCTTAAGTCCATCTACTTCATTTTCCCAGTGTTCGATAACACCGATTTCAATGGGGAAACCATCTGGCCCTTTTTTAGGTTTTTCCGGTGTCTCAAAGACAGGTAATCCATAAGAATCAATGTATCCTTCGTAATTCCACTCCATAGGAATAAACAAGCTATATAATCCCGAGCTAGTCTGCCCGTTGCGGTTTCTTCTGGTAACGTCTGAGTCATCATACAATTTTTTATAATTTCTACCTCCTTTATCTAAAGCATTTGACGTTGAACCCATCATACACTTACCTATAATTCTAGAACCTAATCGTAAACAAGTTTTTGTAACCCTCCAGTTGTTTAATATATTATCAGGTTTTTCCCACTTACCAGATTCATCGTGTACTAGTAACTTTAACTTTTCACCATCATAACTGTTGTCTCCTGTATTCTTCCAATCAATAGTTGTATCTAATCCTTCTAATTCTTCTAACTGTTCGTTACTATCTAGTTTACGTCTTGTAAATCTGCTAGCAGGAACTCTGTATGCAAGTTCTGTTTTTGGCCTATCCATACCGTCTTGTATAGGCTTGAAGAAAAACGGGTAGTTGACGGAAATGGGTACGATCTTATCGGTAAACATTTTCTTTGCATCAGCCCCAGACTTTGATAAGACACCGTATCTAGCATCACTAGAGATAGTGGCAAGGTTGACTGTTTCGCCAGATGCCATGAATGAAAAACCAGACCGTCTGTTTTTGAGATAACACATTCCGTAGCAACGTGTATCTGCTTTGCAAGCTTCCCAGAATATATAGAATAATCTGTTTGCTTCCCTAAAATCTGCTTGCCCAACATCAATCTTGGACCACTGCAGGTACATGTAATGAGTACCAGTAATATAAGTAGCTTTACCCTTGTTATTAAACCAATAACCTTCGTGGCGCCTGGCAAATTCTCTATCAATATATGCATACCATTTTTCTTTAAAATCATCTGGATATTGTTTCCAGTCAAATATTGTTTTAATCTTTTTTAAAGCTTTAGGGTATTCGTGGGTTTGCCACTTGTCAGCTTCAGTAAATACATCTTTTTCTTTTGGTAATGCTATTTTTAAGTTTTGTATTTC